ATCATCCATCAGGTTTTGAACGGGAAAGACATTCAGGAGCCGGGGACATTCCCTATCGGGGATGCTGTGGTGCGCACGATCTTTGCGGTTTATCACCGTGACGAGCAGGAGGGCAGCCTTGCGCTTTTGGAACTGATGGAGCGGATGCGTATTGCATTTTTGGTGCAGCAGGTCATTGGCAAGCAATTCAAACTCAATTTACAAGCGGGGTTGGAAACACTGGCTTATCCAGACGGTTCAGCCCCATATTTTGGCGGGGAAATGATCTCTGTTTGGAGAATGCCCCCCATTGAAAGGAAGGTACTCTATGACAAAGAAGGATACAGCTGGATTAAGCAGCCCGGCCCCGGCCAAGGCTGCGGCCAGCCCTGCGACGGGCGCGTCCTTGGAGGCACCGCCCCAGGCCCCGGAGGTAAAGACTGAGAGGCGCCAGCATGAGGTAAACAACTCCGGGTTTTACATCTACATCGGCCCCACCATTCGGGGCGTCATTCAGAACGGCGCTATCTATCGCGGTACCCGCGCCGAGGCGGTAGAGAAAGCCGCCAGCGCCATTGAGAAGTATAAGCTGGTGAAAACGCTGATTGTCTCCGGGGACGCATTTTCGGTGGCGAGGATGCGGGTGAAAGAGCCGGGCAACGCTTTCTACGTCAATTATCGCAAGCTGTCCAAGCAGGTGCTGGAGATGCGGCAGGATGCCGCCCGGAAAAATGCGACGCCGGATGAAGCCGCAAAGCTTGCGGCGGCTGAGGTGGAAAAGAAGGAGGGCTAATCTATGGCAACTCTTGGTGTACGAGTGCGGGAACAGGCTACGGCGGTCAGCATTCCCGTTGTAGCCGATTCCGGCCTACCCTATGTGGTAGGGGCCGCTCCCGCGCACATGGCGGAGAAGCCGGGGAAGGTCAACAGGCCGGTGATCGCCACCTCCTGGGACGAAGCGGTGGAGAAGCTGGGCTTCTCTTTCGACTGGAAGAAGTATCCCATCTGCGAGGTCATTTACTCGCACTTCCAGCTGTTCGGCCAGCAGCCGGTTATCTTCTGCAATGTCCTTGACCCCCAAACGATGAAAAAGGATGTGGCCGCTAAGGATTATGAGGTGGCCGATCACAAAATCACCCTGCCCCTTGACGCTATCCGGGATTCCATCAAGGTATCCAGCGAGGGGGAGGAACTGGCGGAGGACGAGGACTACACTCTCTACTACGAGCAGAACGATGAAACCTGCGTGATTGAGCTTCTGGAAACCGGCAGCGCCTACGATGCTACAACGCTGAGCGCGGAATATACGGCCGTTGATCCCAGCATGATCCAGGTTGCGGACATCGTGGAAGGCGTTACCGCTGTAGACGACTGTATGACAGCGGTAGGCAAAATCCCCGATACACTGCTGGCTCCCGGCTGGTCCCACAATACCGCGGTGGCCGCTGTCATGGCGACAAAGGCGGGCCGGAACATCATGGGCCTGTTCGGGGGCAAGGCCATCATTGATGCGGATTGCAGCGAGAACGGCGTCACCGAGTATTCGGAGCTGGCCAACTACAAGAGTAAGAACAACTTTGTGGACCCCAATCAGATCGTTTGCTGGCCTATGGTCAAGATCGGGGACTATCAGTTCCATACCTCCACGCAGCTGGCGGGCCTTATGTCCAAGGTGGATACAGACAACCGGGGTGTTCCCTACGAATCCCCCTCCAACAAGGGCTTCAAGATGGATACCTGCTGCCTGGAAGACGGCACCGAGGTCAACCTGAGCTGGCCGCAGATCGAGATTATCACCGGGGACTATGGCGTGGTCACTGCCTTGAATTTCATGAACATGGGCTGGGTTGCCAAGGGCAACTACACCGCCTGCTATCCTGCCAATACGGATGTGAAGGATTTCTTCATCCCGATTTCCCGGATGTTCGACTGGGTAGGCAATACCCTCATTCGGACATTCTGGAGCAAGCTGGATAAGCCCATGAACCGGCGCCTGATCGACAATATCCTGGATACCTGCAATATCTGGCTGAACGGGCTGGTGGGTATGGAGTATCTGTTGGGCGCACGGGCTGAGATGCTGGAGAGTGAGAATCCGCTGCTGGATCTCATGGCCGGCATCCTGCGCATCCACATCTACATCACCCCGCCCAGCCCCATGCAGCTATGTGAATTTACGCTGGAGTACGACGTCAGCTATATCCAAACGGCTCTGGCAGCTTAACGAAAGGGAGGAACCGTAAATGAGCCAGCAACCTGCGGCATATATCAATCTGGAAATCTATGAGGACAGCGTCAATCTGATCGGCGTTGCCAAGGTAAAACTGCCGTCTATCGTCTTCCCCTGTGTGAACATCGCCGGTGCGGGGATGATGGGCGAGATGGAGGTCCCGCTCTACGGCATGGTCAACGCCATGAGCATGACGATCAACTGGCTGACACCACACGGGGATGCGGTGCGGCTGATGTCGCCCAAGAAGCACCAGCTGGACATGCGCGTGGCGGAGGAATTCTGGGACGTGAAGCAGGCGGAGGTGGGCCTGTGGGCGGACAAGTATGTTGTGATTGTCCGGCCGAAGAATACGGATCCCGGCACCGTTGCCCCCATGGCCGCGGCAGACACCTCCGGAGAGTACGCGGTCTACTACTTCGCCGCCTACCGCAACGGCGAGCAGCTCTGGGAGATCGACAAGCGCAACATGAAATGCGTTATTATGGGCGTGGACTACATGGCCGATGTGCGTAAGGCCCTGGGCAAGCAGTAAAAGGAGGGCCGGGAGTGGACATACATAACGGTTATGTTGCGTTCGAGGTTCGTGCAGGCAGTGTATACATTGAGAATGTAAGCGGGGTTCTGCTGCCTGTGCTTGGCCCCACGCCAAGGCTGATATTGGATCTGGAATTCAACGGAATCCGGGACGCGCTCTCCGCGCTCGGTTCCTTTGGGGAAAAGCGCCGCCTGGAGATCCGGGCTGCGGAACAGCTGTGGGATAATGCGGGTGCTGTGTACGGGATTCTGGCGGACAGGTTTGTCCTGGATGTAACGCCGGTTTCGTTCATCACCGGGAAAATTCCCTGCCCTGGCGGATGTTCCAGTGTGTATCAGAAGGGTAAGCCGGCCTGCGCGGCAGCGATATGCCGCTACCGTGCGGACTACTATGCCGCCTATCAGGATGGTGGGCAGCTGTGGGAAATCGATCTGCCGAACCGCCACTGCATGATTGGCGGCGTTGACTACAGTGGGGAGATGCGCAGGATTCTTGGAGAGGAACAACCTGTACCGTCCCAAGTATGATAAAAGGGAGCCGCCCGCGCGGGCAGCTCCCCTTCTGATTGCCGGGATCATTGAACGCCGAGGCGCTCCTTTAAGGCGTCCTGGAGGATCTGGGAGAAGTTTACGCCGGCCTGCATGGCTTGGTCGTTGAGCCAGCTGGGGATTGAGAGGGTCTTTTTGACAGCGCGGTTGTCATGCTTACGCCGGTACGCATCGGTATCAGCGTAAACGTAGTTGACAAACTCCGGCGTTTCCACAGCGGGCGGCGGCTCCGGAGCCGGGATCTCTTCCTGCTGATCCTCTGCGGCCCACAGCCACATTGAGACCGCATCCCCGGCCATGTAAATGGCATCCGCCAAATCCTTCCCCTCCGTGATACAGCCGGGCAGGCTTGGTACTGTTACGGTGATGGAACCATCGTCCTGGTTCGGGTGGAAAACTGCTGGATAGACGTACTTCGCCATAAATATCTCCTTTCAATGGGGGCCTTTGGCAGGCGGGGGTATTTGATTCCCGCCTGCCGTAAGATCCCTTTTGCAGTCTGTTCATTCACTTCCTTGTGTCTCGGGATCGGGATTTTGACGCCGGGCCTCTGCGGGTGCTGCGCCAGATCGTGGCTCCCTCCGTGGATGATAACCCATCCGGCCTGCCGCAGCGCCTTGTCTATGTCTTTTCGTTTCATGTTTCCCTCACCTCATATATTTATTATATCACGTAAAGATACGTATGTCAACAAGAATATACGTAAAATTACGTAAATTTTTTAAAAGGAGATTAACCAATGAACGACACAAAGAATCCCACCACAGGGATTGACCCCGTTGAGTACGACGCGGCCATGAAGGATGCGAAAAACAATCCGGACACATACACCCACGTATTTGCTCACCCCTTTACCTACGGCGGCCGGACCTACGAGAAGCTCACCTTTGACTGGGGGAAACTGACGGGCGCGGATGATCTTGCGATTCAGAACGAGATTGCCATCCAGGGCAAGCCGCTGGTGGCCCCGGAGTTCTCCGGGGAGTACCAGGTAAAGATGGCCGTCCGGGCCTGTACGGAGCGGGACAGTGAGGGACGGCGCGTGATCGGTGTGGACACGATGCAGGCCATGCCCATCCAAGACCACCGGCGGATTTGCAGCCGGGCCCGGTCTTTTTTGCTGAAATCGGGGCGGTAGCTGGGGACGGCGGGCTATGGCTCCGGAAGCAGTGCCTGGTCATGGCGCTCAATTGGGGAGACATTCAGTTTTGGCTCTCCCAGCCCCTGCGGGAGCTGGGCAGGTGGATTGAAGCCAACAACAGTGTCATAGCGGAGAGGGAAAGGAGGGCCCGGTCCGGTGGCAGGAAATAGGAAAGAGTATGAGATGCTGTTCCAGCTCAACGCCCAGCTGGGCAGGGGCTACAGCACGGCCTTCACCAAGGCCCAGG